ATGAAGCGAGCAACCGAGGCAAATCTCAACCTGCTTACCCCCACATCCACCCCTCCCCTCACCGGCGGCGCCACCGGTCGGAAGCACCGCCGGCCGGTGGTGTCCGGGAGCGGGGACTACCCGATCCGCATCGGCGAGTACCGCAAGCGCGCTGGGATGACCCAGGCGGCGCTGGCGCGGAAGCTCGGGATCACGCGAGAACACCTCAGTCGCATCGAGGGTGGCCGGGTGTTCCTGACTGAGATGGTGGAGCGCCGGATCGCACGTCATCTGAATCTCTCCAATGAAGACCAACTCATTGCGTTCGGATACCCGACTCGGCTGTCGTCGGCGAATCGTCGTGACATAGGAGGTGCCGAGGGTGCTGCCGCGCCAATCGATCTGGATGCGCGACGGCTGAGTCGGGTGGCCCGATAGAGACCGTAGCACGACATCTGAGTCGTGCATCACGTTGAAACGCGTTTGCAACGCGATCGGAGGAGGTGAACCCAGTGGCATCGCACGCACGCCTGGCCGATACGGCCGTCAAGGAGGCGATGGACACCCGCGATGCGGCCCTCGATCTCGCCTACGAGATCGAGCGGGCCGTCGCCGACGGAGAGATCGACGATGAGGAACTAGCTCGCATCAAGGAGAAGGTCCGCAAGACCCAGCTCGAAGCGGCCGAAGCCGTCGACGCGGCCGAGCGCGCCAACGTCGGCGAGTTGATCGCCGGCAGCTACCTGACCGGAGTCCCGCTCAACCCGAATGTCATGCGCCGGGCGGCGCAGGTCGGACTCGTTGCAACCACGCCAGCGATGGTCTCGCCGGTCCTACAGACAGCCTGAGCAGGCGTTTGGCAGACGCCTGCTCAGATGATCCACGTCGAATGGAGTGCCACCATGGTAAGTCAATCTGCCCAATCCATCAAGCCGTACCGACCGTCGTTGCCGCTCCGTGAGCGGGCGCGGCAGGCGTTCGTTGTTGAGCAGGATGAGCTCGCCGCCAAGCGTGCGGCGGCCTTCTCTCGCGCGACGGACATGGCGGCGGCATCGCTGATCGTGGTCTGCCGCGACCGCTTCGGCGTCATCGTCGACCGCTCGGAAGTGCTGACCGCGTTCGTCGATAACGCGGAGTTCGTATCGGCGAGCGTCATCGTCGAGTCGATTCTGCTGTCGATCGCGCTGCGCTCGGCCGACGCGGCCAAGCTCTCGGCGCCGGTTAGTCGCGCCCTCGTCTCCGCCGAGCCGCACTGCCCGGTCTGCGGCGCAACCCTCAGCGCGGCCAGTTTCGTGACGACGCTGGGCGACCTGGGCGAGTTGCTCGGCGAGGTCGGCTGTGGCGCGTGTGACTGGGAGCCAGACGCATGAGCCGCTTCTTCTGGGAGCTGGTCCAGTCCGCCCTGATCGGGCTCGCGTTCGGCGCGTTCTGCTGCGCAGTTGCCATCTATGGAGGTGCGCTGTGAAGCGAATCCGTGGCCGACGCTGCCCAGCCTCTCGGCAGTTCGCCCGCTTCCGGGATCAGGATGCGAGCGATCCGGCCTTCAAGCGGATCGTGCAGCGAGCTTCCACCGTCGCAGATCGAGAGCACGCCAAAGTCATCGCGTGGGGTCGCTACGCCAATCGGGTGTGGCCCCTCAAGACGTCCTAAGTGTTTCCGGCCCGGTTCGCCGTCGTCGTGACGGTACAGCCGGGCCGCAGTGTGAGAGGAACAGGAATGACAGTCACAGACCGCGCGATTGCGGTCGCAGAGCAGCAGCAGTCCGGTGTTATCACCTGGACACCGGACAAGCTGGAACTGCTCAAGCGCACGATCGCCAAAGACCTCGACAACGACGAGTTCGAGCTGTTCGCCGCCATCTCGCAGCGGCGTGGCCTCGACCCGTTCGCCCGACAGATCTACGCCGTCAAACGACGCAGCGGCCAGGGACAGCCCGCGACGATGACGATCCAGACATCGATCGACGGGTTCCGGCTGATCGCCAAGCGCACCGGGAAGTACGCCGGCCAGGTCGGACCGTTCTGGTGTGGCTCGGACGGCGTCTGGCAAGACGTCTGGCTGTCCGACGAGCCACCGGCCGCTGCCCGTGTCGGCGTCCTGCACGCCGACTTCCGCGAGCCGCTGTTCGCCGTCGCACGGTGGGCGTCCTACGCGCAGATGTACAACGGACGACCGTCGGCGATGTGGGCACGGATGCCCGATGTCATGCTGGCGAAGTGCGCCGAGGCCCTTGCCCTCCGCAAAGCCTTCGCCGAGGAACTCTCCGGCCTCTACACGAGCGACGAGATGGGGCAGGCTGATAACACGCGCGGCACGTCGTCCGAGGTCGAAGATCCACGTGAACGGCGGATGCGCTACCTGCATGTCGCAGCCCGCGAAGCCGGACTCAGCCACGACCAGCTCAGTGAGCGAGCACAGCGGATGTTCGGTGTCCGCTCGATGCGGGATCTCTCAACTGACCAGATCGGGCAGTTGATCGAGTTGCTCCAGGCCGAGCGGCCGATCGACGATCCAGCGCTGACCGATGACGCGATCGACGTCGAGGCGCGCGTCATCGACGACCTGGAGGAGTTCGACGACGCTGAGACGCCATCGGCAGAACCCCGTGACTACTGGACGCCAAAGGGCAGTCTCCATCGCTGGTTGCCGAACAACGATCCCGTCGCCGACATCAGCGAGATTCTCAAAGCCGCAGCGACAGCCACCACTCCGGACCAGATCACCGAGCTGTGGAAGTTCACCAAGGACATCGGGCTGGGCGGCGATGCTGACCTTCAGGGCCAACTCTCCGCTCGCCGCCGAGCACTCGGTGGTTCCACCGGGGTGAACGGGGGCTAACTGGATGCCGTGGGTCAAGTTCGATGACCAGTACGCGGATCACCCAAAGCTCGACGACGTGAGCGACGCCGCGTTTCGCCTGCATGTGACCGCGACGTGCTTCGCCAGTCGATACCTGACCGACGGCTTCATCAAGCACAGCACCCTTCCCAAGCTCTGCCGGCACGACGACCCGGAAGCCATCGCGAACGAACTCGTCGACGCGGGCCTCTTCGACCTCGCGGAAGGCGGGTACGTGGTCCACGACTACCTGGACTACAACCCGTCGAAGGCCGAGGTCGAAGCCCGCACCGAGTTGCGACGTCGCCGAACCGAGTGGGACATCCTCCGCCCGATCCGGGCGCGACTTGTCTATCAGCGCGATGGCTATCGCTGCTGCTACTGCGGGTCTCGCCACGACCTGACCGTCGATCACATCACGCCACTGGCCCGAGGCGGCAACCATCACATGTCCAACCTCCAGACCCTGTGCCGGTCATGTAACAGCCGAAAGCGGGACCACTGATGCCGTGGGTGAAGCTCGACGACGAGTTCTTCGATAACGACAAGATCGTCAACGTCTCCTCTGAGGCGAAGCTGCTCTACCTGGCAGGCCTCACCTACGCAGCGCAACGACTTACCGACGGCGATCTCACGACGGCTCAGGTCAGGATCGCCGCCGCGAAGGTCGATGTCGATCCGGGCATGGCTGACGAGCTGCTGGCAGCCGGCCTCTGGGAGCCAATCGAAGGAGGGTATGCGATCCACGACTACCTTGAGTACAACCCGTCGGCCGAGGATGTCCGCGAACAGCGCCGTCAGAACGCCATCCGACAGGGTCGATTTCGCGAACGAAAGCGTAACGCCGTTACGGAGCGTGTTAGCAACGCACGCTCCCGTAACCCGTCCCCGTTACCCGATCCCGATACCGAACAACCCGAAGCCGCGAGAAGCCCCAACGTGGGCGCGGGCGCGCGCGAGGCGGGTTTGCTGGATAGCTGGAGCGGGGTGATCTACGGCCAGGAGTACGCCTGCCTCAACGACCACGAGCAGCGTGATGTCGAGGACGCTGAGCAGCTCGTCGGCGACAAGCCCGACTACTCGCCGGAGGCGATCGCCGAGACCGTCCGCGCCTACCGCAGCGAGTGGTCGCATCTCGGCCCGCCGTCGGCGTCGGCCGTGGCGCGCAACTGGTCTCGGCTGCGGCACAACCTGGTCGCCAAACGAGAGGCACCCGATGGAACACATCAGCGTAGCCATGCAGAAACTGCAGCCCGACGCCGTGAGGCATTTGCGGCGGCAGGTCTCCTCGGCGACACCGACGATGGTGAGCCAGGACGCGAACGGCATGCCGACCGACCGGACGATCTGTCCCAGTTGCCGGAACCATCCCGGCCAGACGACGGACTGCACGACCTGCGACGGGCTGGGGATGGTCTGCCCGATGTGTCGCGGGGCACGGTTGATCGCGAAGCACCGCCACGAGGACCGAATCCAGACCCCGTACCGGCCGTGCGACTGCATGATCCCCCGCTACGACAACGGCAAGCCAGTCCTGAGCGCGACCGGGCGGCACCTGTACGAGCTGGACCCGCAACGCGAACTTGAGCTGATCTCGCGCTACCGCGATGCCGTCTGGCGCGACGACGCTCGGGCCATCGCCCTCACGCCGTAACCGATCCACGTCGAACTGGAGCAACACGATGATGACCGAAGAATCCATCAGCGAGAACGGCCACGACTCATCCAGCCTGGCCGTCATCGATGCCGAGTACCACCTGGTCCCGACGACGGCGATCGAGGTCGCCGACGAGACATTCGAGGAGTTGCATGGCTGGCCGGCCGACGCTGATCAGCGCCCCTACCCGGTGCCGTCCGACGAGACCTTCGAGGGCGCGGCATATCTCCCGGCCGCGGATCTGGCCGATATCGCAAGCCGCCTGATCGCCGAGCGCTCGCGCTTCAGCCACCTGCGGCAGTTCAAGATCGACTACGTCTGGAAGCGCAAGGGCGCCAAGGCGAAGGGGGTCTATCAACGGGGCTTCTGCCGGCTGGGGAGCGACCTGATCGCCTACTACGCCAACGTCGCCTTCGTGATCGGTTTGGCAGCTGACACCTGCCGCGATGCCCGCTTCACGTACCGGCAGATCGAAGCAGCGGTCCACCACGAGTTGCTGCACGCCGGCGTCCACGACGAGACCTACACGCCGCTGATCTGGCCGCACGACTTCGAGGGCTTCGAGCTGGAGCTGGAGGACTACGGCATCTGGGCGCCGGGTGTTGCGCCACGAAAGTCGGCCAAGCAGATGCCGCTCTTCGAAGGGTTCCAGCAGTGAGCGCGACTGAGACACGGATCCCGCTCGCCCACGCCGAAGCGATCGCTGCCGATCTGGTCGAGTTGATCTCTCCAGGAAGCGAAATCACCATCGTCGCCGGCAGCGTTCGACGGCGCAGACCCCTGGTCAAAGACATCGAGCTGCTGGTGATCGCTAAGACCGTACCGCTCCTGGACCTCTTCGGTGACGTCATCGGCGAGCAGGATCTGCTCGACAAGTTGATGCGCGCCTGGCTCAAGACTGGTCACTTCCAGCCGCGGCTCGACGTCACCGGCCGACAGGCGATCGGCAAGCGGTACAAGCGGATGCTGTTTCGCGACGTGCCGGTCGATCTCTTTACGGCTACACCGGACAACTGGGGGCTGCAACTGGCGCTCCGAACCGGCCCGGCCGAGTTCTCGAAACGCCTCGTGACGCGCACCGCTGCTGGTGGGCTGCTGCCGTTCGGCTACTGGGTCGGCAAGGAGGGTGCCGATCCCGAAAGGCCGAGTCACCTCTGGCTCGGACAGCGGATAGTCCCGACGCCAACCGAGGAGTCGCTCTTCGAGGCAATTGGGGTCGACTGGATCGAGCCGGAGGACCGGGGATGACGGACACGACGGCGCAGCGCGGCGGGCATCGGGCGAATCGAGAGATCTCACACCGCCGGCGACACAGCGACGACCCGCTGTCGCCCGAGCAGATCGACCGCATCGTCCTCCAGGCCGCGCTGGACGGCTGCGACTATCACGAGATCCAGGCACGTCTCTTCGTAGCGCGGGAGACGGCCACCTCCGTCGTGACGTTTACCTACCCTTCGACCGGCACCGTCCACGCCGTCTCCGGCGACTACACCGTCTGCGGATCCGCCTGGGTGGCTGGCTTCCGCGTCAATCACCCCAACTGGGCCACCCTGTTCAACCCGGCCGGCCACCCCAGCGACGTGACCTGCCGGGCCTGCCAGCGTCGAATGGAGTACCTGCCATGATCGCGATTGAACATTCCGCGCGAAATACTGCGACCTACCTCGACGACATCCCGATCGACCTGATTCACCGATCTGACCTCAACCCCCGCACGCACTTCGACGAGGAGGCGATCACCGAGCTGGCCGAAAGCATCCGGCAGCACGGCGTCATGCAGCCGATCGTCGTTCGTCCATCGGTCGATGACTGGGCACTGCGCAGCGAGCCGGTGCCGTACATCATCGTCGCCGGCGAGCGTCGCTGGCGGGCGGCACAGCTTGCTGGCCTCACGACCATCCCGGCCATCATCCGCCCGGACCTCACCGACGCTGATCACTTGCGCCTGGCGCTGATCGAGAACCTGATCCGACAGGATCTCGATCCGATCGAGGAGGCCCGAGGCTACCAGCGGCTCAACGCCGAGGTCGGGCTAACCCAGAAGCAGATCGCGGCCGACGTCAACCGGAGTCAGCCAGCGATCGCCAACTCGATGCGGCTGCTCGATCTGCCGGAGGAGATCCGGGCGCAGATCAGCGCGCGCACCCTAAGCGTCAGTCACGGGTTGGCGCTGTTGAAGTGGCGCGCGTTCCCCGGCGTGATGATCTGGCTCGCCGGCAAGGTGGTCGATGAGGGCTGGTCGTCGAAGACGCTAGAGAACTGGAAGCCGTCGACGAACCTGCCGGACGACCTCGGCCGGCCACTCGGGCAGTATCGGGCCATCTTCGATCAGTCGGTCTGTCAGCAATGCCCGTTCAACGCTCGCAAGCAAGGCGAGTACGGGCAGGAGATGTGTCTCAACCCGGCCCACTGGCAGGAACTCCAGGACGCGGCCAGGGCAGCCGAGCGGGCAAAGGACGCGGCGACGAACGCGCGGGCGCAGGCGGCGATCGAGGCCGGGGTTCCGCGGCTCCAGGATCTTCGTGGCGCGAGTCCGATCGGGCAGTACACGCCGGCACCGGCCGGGTGCACGGCTGCCTGTCCGTGCCGGGTGCAGGCGGTCAACCGCGACGGCGTGATCGTCGAGTGCTGCACCGACTGGCAACGCCAGCTCAAGCTGCAGGGGGAAGAGCGAGAAGCGAAGAAGGCCGCGAAGGCCGCGAAGCTCGGCGAGCGGTCCGCCGTGGTACGAGCAGCCATCGACGGGCTCGGAGAGGTGACGACACGCGAACTGGTCCCGATCGTCGCCGCCAGGTTGCGCTACCTGAACCTCGACGTCCTGCGATCGGCGACGCGCCACCTCGGCGAGCCACTCTCGGAGAAGGCACTCGGGAAGCTGCTCAAGCGGGGCGCGGAACACGAGCTCGCGGAGTGGCTCAGTTCGGCCGGAATGACGGCGTTGGTCCGGTTCGCTCTGGAGACCACACTGGGTGATGCGATTCACATGGCCTACCGTGAGTGGGGCGACGAAGACGAAGGTGCCGCTGGCTGGTACCTGAACGGCGCGCCGATCGAGTCCGCACCAAGCGCGATGGTCGCCTGCGCGCTCTGCCAGGAGCCGACGTTCGCGGCCGAAGGGGTGCCGGTCGAGATCAACGGCCGGGAGTTGCTCGCCTGCGCCGCCTGCGGCGAGGTGGTCGAGGAGAACCAGGAGAGTGCCGCATGAAGGCACTGACGCTCACCCAGCCGTGGGCCTCCCTCGTTGCGATCGGTGTCAAGCGGATCGAGACGCGCTCGTGGTCGACGTCGTACCGGGGACCGCTGCTGATCCACGCGGCGAAGGGGTTCCCGAAGGACTGCCGAGAACTGTGCTTCGAAGAGCCGTTCTTCGCGTGCCTGAGCGGCGAGTACCGGCGGCACGAGCAGGAACTGCTGCCACTCGGCGCGATCGTCGCCGTCTGTGAGTTACAGGACTGTATCTCAACCGGTCTTGCGGTCACGAGGATCCGGGACGACGTGCGGGAACTGGCGTTCGGGAACTTTGGGCCGAACCGGTTCGCGTGGTTCCTCAGTGATGCCCGACGGCTCAACGAACCGATCCAGTGTCGGGGGCATCTCGGGCTCTGGGTTCCGCCGGACGATGTGCTGCAGCAACTCCCGCAGCGAGCGACGCCAACTCGGGACGAGGCCGTAGAGGATCTCGCCGCGTTGCCGAGCGGCGGCAGCGGAGACCTGAGCGCGTTGGGGCTCGCAGATGGGGCAGTGGCGCTCGTACTTGGATCGGATGCGTCCGCACGTGGGACAGCTGACCAGGATGTCCATGCCTTGAGACTACCGCAGGATGCGCGACAGCCAAGTCGCACGTTGTCACAAAGTCATTACAACCCTGTGAATGGAGCATCCGCTGATGGCTAGGTACGCGGAAAACACGACGGTCCCGATCGAACGATCTCAAGCGGAGATTCAGGGGCTGATCCAGCGGTACGGTGCCCGCAAGTTCGCGTCCGGCTATGACGAGGATGCACGGCTGGCGGTCATTCAGTTTGAGATGACCGGCCGACGCGTCATGTTCCGACTGAGCCTGCCAAACCTCGACGACGAGCGGTTCGCCGTCGACGCGCGCGGACGGCAGCGGTCGCATTCAGCTTGGACCAATGCCTATGACCAGGAATGCCGCCGGCTGTGGCGATCGCTGCTGCTGGTGATCAAAGCGAAGTTGGAGTCGGTCGAAAGCGGGGTTGAGTCGTTTGAAGAGGCGTTCCTGCCGCAGATCGTGATTCCCGGCACCGGCCAGACCTACGGCGAATATGCGGTCCCGCAGATCGCGGCCGTGTATGAGCACGGAGACCTGCCGCCAATGCTGCCAGGGCTGTCGAACGTTCGCGCGTTGTCATCAGGAGGTCGGTCGTGAGCACATCCAACGGGTTCTCTGCTGGCGAACGTGTCGTGATGCTGGCGCAGGGGACGGTCGTCGAGGATCGACTCGGGACGGTGATTGCGCCGCCGATGGGTCGGATCGACCGGAACGACGCCGTCTGGATCCAGCTCGACCGGCCGATCTCTGGGATGACGGTCGTGCAGCCTCCGATCGAGCGAGTCAGGCGGGTACCGGAACCACAGGCAGAGCGACCAGTGCGGGAGTCGCTCTTCGCACCGGTACTGCGGGAGTACCGGGATCGGCGGCGGCTCTCGCAGTCACGGCTGGCTGAAGCGGCCGGGTTCGATCACTCGTATGTCTCACGGCTGGAGACCGGGACCAGGATGCCGACGCGGGAGGCGGTGATGAAGCTCGCCGAGGCGATGGTCCTGGATGACGCCGATCGTGATGCGTTGCTGGCGTCGGCTGGCTTCATGCCGGGGCGGATCGAGAACCTGCTGGCTAGCGAGCCGGTGCTGGGTGACGTGCTGGGGTTGCTCCAGAACCGAGCGATCCCGGCCGAGATCCGCGATGACGTTCGGCACATGATCGCGCTGCTGGTCCGGCAGGCACAGCGGGCGGCGGTGGGGGCGTGAGCGGTCGTAGCGTGCTGATGTTCCTGATCCTGGTCTACGCAGTGATCGCCAGCGTCGCCGTGACGATCGGGACGTACCTGTGAGTTCCGCTCGCGCCATCCTCAATGGGGCCATGACTGAGGCTGTTCTGCAGCGGACAGTCATCGAGATGGCGCAACGGCTCGGCTACCTGGTGTTCCACTTCCCGGACAAGGCGCTGGCCGAGCTAGCGAAGCGACAGCGTTGGGACGCGATGCCTGACAAGGGTTTTCCTGATACCTGGATCGTCGGGCGTGGCCGGCTGATCGTCGCCGAGTGCAAGACCGAGCGCGGCCGGCTCGATGCTGACCAGCGGCTCTGGCTGGCAGCGCTGCGGGAGGTCGAGGGGATCGAGGTCTACGTATGGCGGCCAAGTGACATGGATGAGATTGAGAGGATCATGCGTGGTTGACACGGCAACAGCGATGAAGAATGTCCTCAGGCTGGCGCGCGCCGATCTGATGGTCCGGCAGCTAGAGACGATGTACCGAAGTATGGACGATCAACAGGAAGGGGCGCTGTGCCTTGCGATCGTGATTGAGCAGGGTGCCGAGCGGTTCGCGATCAACGTCGACCAGGATGCGCTCGTCGAGACGATCCTGGCCGATTGGCGAGGGGAGACACCGGCAGATGGTTGACTTTCGCTTCCGCGTGAAATCCGGCCCAGCACATACCGAAATCGATGTCTTCGCGGCCGACGGCCAGGAGTCAACCGGGGCACTGTGTGGGACCTTAACCATGCGGCCAGGCGAAGCTGCCGCATTCCTACAACTCGCCGACTCCAGCCTCGGTCGGGGCCGACCAGTAATCGTTTGTCTTTGCGGATCGACTCGATTCATGGACGCCTACCAGGAGCAGATGCGACGGATGTCCCTAGAAGGAAAGATCGTTCTCTCGGTGGCATTCACGACGTCAGATGTTGACGATGGATTCATCAACGAAACGACATCCGCGCAGAAGACGCTCCTCGACGAGTTGCACCTTCGCAAGATCGACCTAGCTGACGAGGTGCTGGTCCTGAACGTCGGGGGTTACATCGGGGAATCGACGCGGAAGGAGATCGCGTACGCGACGTCGATCGGCAAGCCGATCCACTACCTGAAGCCGGTGATCGAATGAACGGGCAAGTGTTCCTGCTGGCGATGCTGCGGGCGGCGGTGCTGGGTGGCGTTTTTGGCGGAGCGGTTGGCATGGTTGTCGGTTACCGTCTTCGCAAGTCACAATAGATGACTGCGGGCATGCTGGTCAGGGCCGTGCTCAGAACACCGATCGTGACCAGTGTTGCCCTGCCTCACACCGTTCGATGCGACACCGATGGTCCTGAGGGTGAGCAGCCGGCACTGCTGCGCGGTGTGTCGGAGCAACGAAAAAGGCGGGAGGCCTCTCCCCCCCCGCCAATTCTGCGACACCAGGTGGGCCCCGAGAATTGGCACCTGTGCGCTATCCCCATGGTAACTGTCAATGTCAACGATGGTTCACACGACGACCTTGACATTGCTGCCAACCACAGCGATCGTGATCGTCCCGCCGTCGCTGAGTTGTTCCCATCCGTTCGCAGGGAGGCGGAACCAGATGCGGCGATCATGCTCCAGCGTGAGCGGGACGCCACGCTCCATTCCGCGCCAGTGATCGACGAGCAGCGCTCCACAGGGACACATGCCATACTCTCGGTACGCCATGCTGGCTCCACATTCTGGACAGCGTAGGGTCACGATCGGCACGATACACCTCCAGTAACGTCGAGCACCACGACCTTGCGGGCCTGTGCAATCATCGCACCACTACCCCGTGGCCAATCCGTGCCATCCGAGGGATGACTGAATACCCAGTATTCAGTATTGAGACGCGATTGTGACCTGATTCCCTCCACCAGCGTCGTCCGTGTCGTGCTATCATCGGAGCATCCGGGATAGCCGGCCACCATAACCAAGCTGGCGATAGGCCACCGAAACCCTTATGGGGGCCGGTGGCCTTTTGTGTCTGTGTGAAGGGTCGAGGCTAAATGGCGGCGAGGCTAGCCGACTCGCACCCGCCGATCGAGCGGCTTGAGTTCATCAAGTGCCAGACCGAATGGTGTCGTCACAACCTCGGCGTCCGGATGGCGGGCGGTCGGGTGTATTGGAACGTTCCAGCGCTCGACGACTTTCAGGCCGGGACCTCCGAGATTGAATGTCCCTGCTGTCATGTGAAGCGCGTCTGGACCCACCGCAAGCCGCGTTCGCGGTAGTCGTGTCATTCGGCCGGGGATAGCCCGCGCCCGTCCTGATCGTGGCGATAGGCCACCTGATTCACGCTCGTTTCGGCGAGCCTGGAGAGGTGGTACCCGTGGCCTCACCGTCCCTGCCGGAGTCGTTCTACTCCCCCTGGCGCATTCGACAGGAGCTTCGCCAGCTCGCCGTTACCTCCGGCGAGATCCTCCCGCAACACCGCATCCACTCCGAAGAGAAGCGCAACCCCTCCGGACGCTGGTCGATGGAGACGGCCGTCTGCATCAAGGCTGACCTCATCATGGCCCTCGAAGCGCTGCGGGCGACGTCGGAGGTGCACTACCAGGTGGTGTTTGGGCTGAACGTTCCGCGGCCGAATCAGACGGCTGGTGACAAGCCGCCAACGATCACGAGTCTGGCGCGCGAGCTGGGCTACGACTGGGAGACGATCCGGCGCGCGGACATCGACGGGATCGCGTGGATCGCTCACTACCTCGGCTGGGACGGGAATTGGGACGGATGGTTCCGGCGGAGGCGGATCGAGGGTCCCGGATGAGCGATCTGGTTCGTAGTGAGAATGGTCATTTCAGCAACCTATCGACTCTCCCTCGCGACCGGAACCCCGCAGCGGTCTACCTCGGCCGTCTCGCCAGCGGTAGCCGGCGGACGATGCGCCACTCACTCGACACGATCGCGGCACTGGCAGCCGGTGCCGACGCGCTCTCAATGCCCTGGCAGGGCCTCCGCTATCAGCACACCCAGCTCATCCGGCAGCAGCTCGCCGAGACCTATGCGCCGGCGACGGCGAACCGGCACCTGTCGGCGTTGCGCGGGGTGCTGGAGGAGGCCTGGCGGCTCGGGTTGCTGACGGCCGAGGACTACCGGCGCGCGGTCGACGTGCCCAACGTGCGTGGCTCGACGTTGCCGGCTGGGCGATCGCTGTCGGCGGGCGAGATCTCGGCGCTGTTCTCGAGCTGCGGCGACGATCCGGCCGGACGTCGCGATCGAGCGTTGATCGCGGTCCTCTACGGGACTGGCGCCAGACGTGCCGAGGCCTCGGCGCTCGACGTCGCCGACTTCGACCCGGTCGACGGAGCATTCCGGGTGCGAGGCAAGGGCGACAAGGAGCGCAGCCTGTTCCTGCCCGATGCAGCGCTCCCGGCGCTGCGGGCGTGGTTCGAGGTGCGGGGATCCGCGCCTGGCCCGCTGTTCGTGCCGATCCTGAAGTCGGGCCGACTGTCCGATCGACGGCTGACCGGGCAGGCGATCCTGCTGATCCTGCGACGTCGGGGCGAGCTGGCGGGCATTGAGCCATTCACGCCGCACGATCTGCGGCGGACGTTCGCCGGAGACATGCTTGACGCTGGCGTCGACCTGGTGACGGTGCAGGGGATGATGGGCCACGCCAACCCGGCCACGACCGGCCGGTACGACCGTCGCGGTGATCGGGCCAAGCGACGCGCAGCCAGCCTGCTGAAGTTCTGAGGTGCTGGATGACGACGACTCATGATCCATTGACGGGCCTCTACACCCATGCCTTCGAGGGCGCGGATCTGGCACGGGCTGCCCGGCAGACGATCTTCCGCATGGTGATCGATCGGCACTCGGCGTTCATGGAAGCGGCCGACGTCCACGAGTGGGTCTGTGCTGGCGAAGGCTGGGCCTGCCCGTGGACGGCCGATCGCGGCGAGGCATTTCGCGCGGAATAGCTGTATGAAATGTGCGAATGCCAGAGTCGCTATCTTCGATCAGCTATGCTGAGAATATCTGGCACGCCTCGCTGGCAGCCCCCTGTCCGAGCGAGGCGTCGTCGTGTCTGGAGATGACAGGCAGCCGACCTCTACGTGTGTCAGCGGTCAGGCCGGCGGTTCGATCCCGCCCATCTCCTCCACGCTCTGAGGTGAATCAATGCCACGCGCACCACTGAAGCCGTGTCGCCACCCAGGGTGCGCGGCACTCGCGACGTCTGGCTACTGTCCGGCGCACCCTCGCCGAGTGATGCGGGACCGTCGGCCGAGCGCTGCGGCGCGTGGGTACAACGGCGAGTGGCAGACGATCAGGGCGATCGTGCTGGCTGAGGAGCCGTGCTGTCGGAAGTGCGGCGAGCCGTCGTCGATGGTGGACCACATCACGCCGCTGCGGCAGGGTGGGACGCACGCTCGCGAGAACCTGCAAGCGTTATGTCGCTCGTGTCACGGTAAGAAGACGGCGCGGGACGGTTCGCGCAAGTTTTGACCGAGCGACGGCCGGCGAGGTCGACGAGGGCGGGGCGGGTCGCGATTTCTGTAATCTGAGGCCCCCGTAGACCGCCGCCCAGCCTTCTTTACACGCCGTCAAAATTCAGGAGGAAAAAGTGTCAGGTTGGCTCGGGCTACGTTGGTGGCTCGACTGACGTGGACGCGCGTTGCATGCCGGGGCAGTGCTCTGATCCGAAGGAACAGAAGACACAGCAGTCGTGATCAAGGGGTCGCAACCGTTCTCCACACTGAAGACACGTATAGAACACCACTCAGCTCGCCTCAGGCATCTCCTCCGTCTTGGAGAATCCACAGAAGGGGCAGGTGATGGTTGATTCCAGCTTGATGTCTGGCACTTCTAACTCCTCCTGATTGCTACGCCGATGATAACTGACCCCAAGCGCCAACGAACGGGTGTGAATCATGCCAGCCGGACGTCCTCCGAAGCCGACGGAGTTGAAGCGGCTGCATGGGACCGACCGGTCGGATCGTCGCAACGATGCGGAGCCGGTGCCGCCGGAGGGGACGATCTCCTACCCAAACTGGCTGAGCCAGGCGGGCCAGGCAGCTTGGGAGAACCTCGCGCCGACGCTGATCGACATGGGATTGCTGACGACGGCCGATGTCCACTCTTTCGCACTGCTGTGCGAAGCCTACGCGCTATATGTCTCGGCGTCCGAGACGATCACAGCGAATGGACCGACGTATGAGTCGGTCAATGTGAAGACCGGAGTGACGATGGTCCGGCAGCGGCCCGAAGTCGCGATCGCGGCCGATGCCTGGCGGCGGACGGCGCTGATGATGCAGCAGTTCGGAATGACGCCGTCGGCGCGGGGCCGGGTGCAGGTGCCGAAAGCGACGACGGATGATGAGCGAGATCCATTCGACGCCTGGGAACGGCAGCGGTCGGTCCCCGGACAGTAGCTCGCTCGACGACGCGTTCGATCATCCCGTCACGCGCTACGCACTCGCTGTCGCCGGCGGTCAGATCGTTGCCGGCGAGCTGGTCCGGCTGGCCTGTGAGCGGCACATTGAGGATCTCTTCAAGGGCCACGAGCGCGGGCTGTGGTTCGACACCGATGCCGCTGACCACGCGCTGAGCTTTTTCGGGTTCCTGCGGCACTCGAAGGGCGAGTGGGCCGGCCGTCCATTCGAGCTGGCGGACTGGCAGGTATTCATCGTCGGCTCGCTGTTCGGGTGGAAGATGCTCGACCAGGAGAGTGGCGAGTGGTACCGGCGGTTCCGGACGGCCTATTTGTCGGTCGCCCGCAAGAACGGGAAAACCCAGCTTGCGGCCGGGATCGGGCTGTACCTAGCGTTCTTCGACGGCGAGCCGGGCGCCGAGGTCTACTCAGCGGCAACTACCGAGAGCCAGGCGAAGATCTGCTGGGCCGAGGCGAAGCGCATGGTGCGCAAGTCGCCGGCGCTCAGGAGCCGGATCCAGGCCTTCACGAAGAACCTGTCGCGAGAGTCGACGGCTCAGAAGTTCGAGCCGAAGGCCAATGAGCCGGAGACGCTCGACGGGCTTAACCCGCATGGCGCGATCATCGACGAGTACCACGCGCACCCAACCGGTGAGCTGGCCGACGTGCTGGAGTCCGGGACCGGCGCCCGTCGTCAGCCGATGATGGTCTACACGACGACGGCCGGCTACAACGCCGCCGGTGCCTGCGCGATGCTGGACCGTGATGTCCAGAACATCCTACGCGGCATCGGACAGGACGACGCGGTCTTCGCCTACGTCGCCCGGATCGACGAGAAGGATCGCTGGAACGACCGGTCAGTCTGGATCAAGGCCAACCCGAACCTCGGGATCTCGGTCAAGCTGGCCGACCTGGAGCGGGCTTGCCAGCGCGCCGAACGGATCCCGCGCGAGCAGAATGAGTTCCGCCGCAAGCGCTGTAACCAGTGGGTCGAGCAGGCCGAACGCTGGCTCGATATGGACCAGTGGGACGCCTGCAGCGAACCAGTCGACATCGAGGCTCTGCAGGGCATGAGCTGCTTTGCCGGGCTGGACCTGTCGCGGACATCGGACTTGTCGGCGTTCGTGGCCGTCTTCCCTGGCGACGATGGCAGCGTGCAACTGGTCTGCCGGTTCTGGATGCCGGAGGACGACCTCGATCTGAAGGCGAAGCGGGACGGTGTCCCCTATCGCGAGTGGATCGAGGCGGGCTACATCACTGCGACGCTCGGCAACGTGACAGACTATGACGCCGTCCGGGAAGAGATCGAGGCCTTCAGCCAGGAGTACGACGTCGTCGAGATTCCGTACGACACCTGGAACGCGACGCAGCTCGCGGTGCAGCTCGGCAGCGCGGGCGCGACGATGGTGCCGCTGGGACAGGGCTTCAAAGACCTCTCGGAGCCGTCGAAGGAGCTGGAGGCGCTGGTCCGGGGCGGGAAGCTCCGTCACGGTGGCAACCCGGTCCTGCGCTGGATGGCCGCGAATGTCGCGATCGAGCGAGGGCCGAACGACAGTATCCGGCCGGTGAAGAAGAAGTCGAGCGGTCGCATCGACGGGATCGTCGCGGCCGTGATGGCGATCGCGCGGTTGATCGTCCACCAGCAGGCGGCGTCGACAACGTCGATCTACGAAGAGCGGGGATTCCTCGGGCTATGAAGCGAGTCATGCAGCGAGCCGGACGCGTTGCCGGTCGAATGTTCCTGGTGGTCTCAGTGATCGCCGGTCGCATGTGCCTGGCGGTCTGGCGGACATTCGACCTGGCCGACGTCGCGATCATGAGCGGGATGACGCTCCTGGCGACTGGCCTCTGGATGCTACTACCGGCTGCCTCACTGATCGTGATTGGCACACTGCTGCTCGGCTACGGCACGCGCGGGAGTTGGCCGACGAAGGGCCGGCAGTAATGGGGTTCTTTCAGCGAATGATGGCGTCGACACAGGATGCGATCCGCGACGCCAATGACCAGCGCTGGTGGGCCTCGGCGGGTAGCCAGTCGGACGCGGGGATCGCCGTTACGGCCGACTCATCGATGGAGATCTCGACGGTCTGGGCTTGCACCGGCGTGATCGCGACCGGGCTCGCCAGTATGCCGATCATCCTCTATGAGCGACTCGACGGCGGTGGCAAGGACCGGGCAGCCAATCACCCGCTCTATGACCTCCTGCACGTCCAGCCCAACTCGTTTCAGACGATCCTCGAATGGGTCGAGATGATGCTGGGTCATGCGGTGCTGCGAGGCAACGGCTATTCGGAGATCATCCCCGGCCGGCGTGGCGCGGTCGATCAGCTCATTCCGATCCACCCGACGCGGGTTACACCGAAGTGGGGCCGCAACTACTCGATCATCTACGAGGTCCTCGAACAGGACGGCTCGAAGCGAATCCTGCTGCAGGATGAGATGTTCCACCTGCGTGGTCGGTCCAACGACGGGCTGGTCGGCATGTCGATCGTGACGCAGGCGCGCAACTCGCTCGGTCTGGCGCGGGCGACCGAGCGCTACGGCTCGAAGCTGTTCGCCAACGGCGCGCGACCGAGCGGCGTTTTGAAGCATCCCTCGAACCTCTCCAAACAGGCGCAGGAGCGCTTGATCGCACAGATCGAGGATGAGCACCGCGGCGCGTCCAACGCCGGCAAGACGCTCTTCCTGGAAGAGGGGTTGAGCTGGGAACAGGTCGGGATGACGAGCGAGGACGCGCAGTTCCTGGAGACGCGCAAGTTCCAGCGCAGCGAGATCGCGTCCTGGTTCGGGGTCAAGCCGCACAAGATCGGCGACCTGGAGCGGGCCACGTTCTCGAACATCGAGCATCAGTCGCTGGAGCACGTCACCGACACGCTGCTGCCGTGGGCACGGCGGCTGGAGCTGCTGATCCTCACCAAACTGATCCGGCCGGAGGAGCGCAAGCGCTACTACGCCGAGGTCCTCTTCGATGCCCTGCTGCGCGGCGACACCAAGACGCGTTACGAGGCGTACGCGAAGGCGGTCCAGGGGCCGATCATGACGGCGAATGAGGCGCGCGGCAAGGAGAACATGAACCCGATCGAGGGCGGTGACGAGCTGCTCAAGCCGATGAACATGACACCGGCGGGCGAGCCGGAACGTGAGGAGGCCTCCGAGAATGGAGCCTGAGATCAACGACGCGGAGACCTTCAAGGCCATCGACGCGACCGCGTTCCCCCACATCCGGCACGCGATCGCGTCGACGCCGTGGGCCATCACCGCCGACAAGCTGGCGCAGATCATCGAACTGGTCAACCTGCGATCGAGCGGCGTGCGCTTCTCGGCCGAGGAGATCCAGGCGCGGATCGGTGCAGCCAGTAAGCCGATGGGGCGCGTCTCCGGCTCGATCGCGGTCCTGCCGGTCTACGGGGTGATCGCGCAGCGACTCGACCTGATGACGGCGATGTCCGGCGGGACCAGCACCGAGCGGTTGACGAAGGAGTTCCGAGCGCTCGTCGCCGACGAGTCGATCGGCGCCATCGTGCTGGAGGTCGACTCGCCGGGCGGTGCGGTTAACGGCGTCGCCGAGCTGGCTGAGGAGATCTATGCGGCGCGCGGCCAGAAGCCGATCATCGCGCACGCCAACAGCCTCGCGGCCTCGGCTGCCTACTGGATCGGGACGGCCGCCGACGAGCTGGTCGTGACCCCATCCGGCGAGGTTGGCAGTATCGGCGTCTTCGGGGCACATGTGGATCTGTCCGGGTGGCATGAGCAGACCGGGCAGAAGTACACGCTGATCTCGGCCGGCAAGTTCAAGGTCGAGGGCAACCCCTACGAACCGTTGAGCGACGAAGCCCGTGACGCCATCCAGGCACGCATCAACGACTACTACGACATGTTCGTCTCGGCCGTCGCGAAGCACCGCGGCGTGAAGGCGAACGACGTCCGCAACGGCTTCGGTGAGGGCCGGGTCGTTGGTGCACAGGAGGCAGTCCGGCTCGGGATGGCCGATCGGGTCGAAACGCTGGACGCGACGCTGTCCAGGCTGTCAGGCCGCAAGCCGGCCGGTCGCTCGACTGGATCTCGTGGTGCCGGGACACGTGGATCCGCGACGGAGCGCGCTCGACTGGCGGCGCGGCTGGCGCGCGCCGAACTGGAGGGATAGCCAGCAGCCAGGCGTCACGTCCAACTCGATAGCAGCCGGCTCGTGTGAGCCGGTTTTGTTGTGCTCAGGAGGAACGACACGATGGAGTATCAGGCACTTCTGCAGGAACGGGCCGACCTGGTCGCGAAGATGGAGAGCATCATCGCTGCGGCTGGTACGTCCGAGCTGACCGCCGAACAGCAGGCGGACTTCGACGCGGCCGAGTCGCGACTGAAGGTCGTCAAGGCCGCGATCGCGCGACACGAGGTTGTCCGCGACGAGCAGCGCCAGACCGCTGCGGCCGGTAGCCGCGACGTCGTCCCGGCCACCTCGGCACGGATCAGCAACGTCCATGACCGGCGCGAGGACGACCCGCGTCAGGCCTTCTCTGGCTTCGGTGACTTCGCACTGGCCGTGCGCTCGGCGATGTCGCCGGGTGGCTCGATCGACGAGCGGCTGCGCATCGGAGCGGCACCGACCGGCTACATGGAGCGTGGCGGCGCGAACGGCGAGGGCTTCATGATTCCAGCCGAGTTCCGCCAGGAGATCTTCCAGCTCGTCTGGGACGATCCGCTGCTGGCCCAGTTCACCTTCTCGCCGACCGAGTCCGGCCGGGTCGAGCTGCTGGCCGACCAGACGACTCCGTGGGGCGCGACTGGCGTTGTCGCCAAGTGGCGCGCTGAGGCGACGCAGATGACCGCCTCGTCGTTCGGTATCAAGAAGCGGACGATCGAGACCGATCAGTTGTATGCCTTCGTCGTGGCGACCAATGAGCTGCTGCGCGATGCGTCTCAGCTGAACGACCGGCTGACCACGAAGGCCTCGGAAGCGATCGTCTGGACCATTGTCGAAGCGATCATCCGTGGCACCGGCGCCGGTCAGCCACTCGGCATCTTGACCAGTGGCGTGGCCGTCGAGGTCGCAAAGGAGTCCGGCCAGGCTGCCGACTCGGTCGTCGCGAAGAATGTCGCCAAGATGGTCTCGCGCCTGATCAAGCAGGGCGGCAACGGCTTCTGGATCGCGAACGACGATGTCATGCCGGAGCTGCTGACGATGACGATCGGCAATCAGCCGGTCTACCTCGCTCCGAACGGCCTCGCTGGCGACGCGGCTCCAGGCGGGCTGCTGTATGGCCGGCCGCTCTACAACAGCGAGCACGCCGACACCGTCGGCGACGTCGGCGACCTGATCCTCGTCAACCCGGCCGGCTACGGCGGCATCCAGCGGACGGCTGGTCCGGAGTTCGCCACATCGGCGCATCTCTACTTCGACTACAACATGACGGCCTTCCGCTGGACCTTCGAGATCGGTGGCCGGCCGCTGCTGGAGTCGGCCATCACCCCGCCGAACAGCTCGGCGACCAAGAGCCATTTCGTCACCCTCGCTGCCCGCGCCTAGTCGCTGGCACTGATCCATACGACTGACGGGACGGCCGGCCACCGCGCCGGCCGTCGAGATGGAGGACCTCAGCAATGGTTGCAGGAAAGTACGAGCGCGCCAGCGATCGCGCGCCGCTGGTCGGCGTCATCGACCCAGACGCCTACGCGGCCAACACCTACACGACTGACTGGATCGACATGAGCAAGTTCAGTCAGATCATGGCGACGGTGTTCGCCGGCGATCTCGGTTCGTCGGCGACCGTCGACGCCAAGCTCCAGCAGGCGACCGACGGTTCTGGCACCGGTGCCAAGGACGTCGCCGGCAAGGCCATCACCCAGCTCACCCAGGCCGGGACCGATAGCAACAAGCAGGTGGTGATGCTCTGCCGCGCCGACGAGCTGGACGTGACCAACCGGTTCACTCACGTCCGCCTGTCGGTGACGGTCGGCACGGCCACCTCCGACATGGGCGCGAGTGTCCACGGCTTCGGGCCGGCCGTGATCCCTGGCACCGATCTCACGTCGGTCGACGAGATCATCGCCTAACGAGTGACCTGATACCGGGCGGACAACGGCGTTCGCCCGGCTTCTGATTCCGCGCGAAATAGTGCGGCAGCAATACAGCAGACGAGGACACCGATGGCCGTCGAGCGACAGGGCTACCAACAGATCCTGCGGGGAACCAGCGGGCCACTGGCGGTGACGTTCTTCGACGCCGCCGGCGCGGTCGTCGATCCTGGCACCGTGACGGTGACGATCACGCGGCTGGATGGCTCCGCGATCGTCACGGACGGCGCGACATCGGGAACGGGCGCATCGGCGCGCACGCGAGCCCTGACGCCGGCCGAGAGCGGCACGCTGGATCAGTTGACCTGCACCTGGACCGGGACGATCAACGGCGAGCCACAGACGGTCGAGACGCGCGCCGAGGTGATCGGCGACCTGCTGTTCTCCGTCGCCGATGCGCGCAGCGACCAGGGCGGCAAGCTGGCCAGCGACACGAGCTACCCGACGGAGCGGATCGAAGCGGCGCGGGCGGCGATCCTTGACGCCTGGTACGAGATCTGTGGCGTCGCGTTCGTGCCGAGGGTGCGCCAGGTCGTCCTCAATGGGAACAACCGGGACGTCCTCTACCTGCCAGACCTGCGCGTGTCGGCGTTGCGCGCGATCGAGCTCCGGAGTGGCGCGACCTGGTCGGCCTACACCGACGAGTCGTTGCTCGACGTGATAGTCGAACCGATCGGTCGTCTGACGCATGAGACCGGCTGGTTCCCACGTGGCCGGCAGAACGTGCGGATCACTTACGAGCATGGCTGGGAGCGAACGCCGGGCGAGATCTCGCAGGCGGCGCTGATGCTGCTGCGCGACCGGCTGGTCAAGGGAACGTCACCGGAGCGCGCGACATCGGAGGTCGGCGAGCTGGGGACGTTCACGCTGGCGACGGCCGGCACACAGGGCAACCCCTGGTCGGTCTATCGAGAGTACGGCCTGCCTTTCGTCGATGCGGTCCTGCACCGCTATAACGAAAAACTGCCGGGGGCGCGCTAATGGCAACCACAACGACCACCGCTGACAGTGTTCTGATCGCGCTGCGCGAGCTGCTTTCGGAGCGTGACGGCCTGGCCGGCGTGACGGTCGAGGATGCACCCTACCCGCTCGGCGAGCTCGGGGAGGAGTGGATCGACCTCTACGGCGTGAAGGCGAAGCAGCGCTGGGGATCGCTCGGCGCACGCCGGCGCGAGGAGGAGTACGCGATCGTCGGATCTCTCCGGACGTCGGTGATTGGGAGCCTCCGTGAGGACGTGCGGACGTGCCGGGCGCGGGCCTACGCGATCCTGGCCGAGATCGAGGACGCGCTGCGGGACGATCCCACTATTGGCGGGATCGCCCGCCAGGCGGAATTGTCGAGTTACGAACTGGTCCAGTCCGCCGACTCCGACAGCCGGATCACCGACATCGATTTCGAGATCGGCGTCAAGGCGACGCTACCGAGGAGCTAGCAACGATGGAGACCAAGCAGGTTCGCTACGTCGGCGGGAGTCCTGCCGTCGATCTGATTCTGCCCGACAACAGCTACGTCACTGTCGCGCGGGGTAAGGTCGTCGACGTCGACGCCTCGCTCGCCGAGGGATTGGCGCAGCAGTCGATCTGGGAACCGGTGGGCTGGGGCGAACCGGCCGAGCCAAATGCCCCGGTTGAGCCGGAGGAATCCGAGACGCCGGAGACGCCGGACGAACCGGCGACACCTGACGAGCCGGAACAGAACGCGGCCGACACCAACGCACCGGCCGGCGACGACCCAGGCGACCCACCGAAGCGCCGCCGGGGTCGATAGTTCCCGGAGACGACGCAGCATCCATGAGTGACGCGGCCCCAGCGGGCCGTTTTTTCGTGCCAGTTGGAGGGCCGAGACAGTGGCTACAGGAACGGGTATCGATGCCCAGATCGGGGCGGCGAAGGAGACGACCTGGGGAACCTTCGCGACGCCGGACCATTTCTACGAGTTCGGGTCGGAGTCGATCGTCCCGGACGTCCGCAAGATCTACGGCCGGGGGATCGGCCGGGGTCGATTCCAGCGCAAGGACCGGGTGACGACCTATGTCGCCGGCGCGGCTGGTGACGTCGTCTTCAGCGAGGTGCTGACCAACGGGTTTGGCTTCTGGCTGCAGCAGATGTTCGGCGAGGTGGCGACCAGCCAGCCCGACGAGGAGAACTCGCCGACCGTCTACCTGCACACTTTTGTGCACGACGCCAACGCGCTGAAGGGGATCTCGCACACGCTCCAGGTCGGCCGGCCGAGCGTGGACGGGACGGTCAACAAATACAACTATGAGGGCGGCAAGGTCACGGGCTGGGAGCTGACCTGCAACCTCGACGAGGCGGTCGGTCTGACGCTCAACTGCGACTACGAGACCGAACAGGAGACGGACAGCCTGGCGACGCCGTCCTATCCCTCCGACGCAGCGATGCTGACGATGGTCGGCGGCTCGGTGACGGTCGATGGCTCGACGGTGGATGTCAGCGCGGTGACACTGGCCGGCGGCAATGCCGTCAAGACCGATCGCCGCTTCGTCGGCAACAAGAAGAAGGAGCAGCTCGGTAACGGCGAGTTCACCATCACCGGCACGCTGGAGAAGGAGTTCGAGTCGACCGCGATCGGGCAGGCGTTCAAAAATGGCGCGACCGCGACGGTCGTCCTGCTGTTCGAGGGGCCGGTGATTGAGGATGCGCTGAAGGCATACCTGAAGATCACGCTGGAGGAGGTCGAGTACACGGGCGGCGCGGTCAACGTGGGTGGCCCGGACGTCATCGCGCAGTCGGTGCCGTTCAAGGCACTCGACGACGGGACGAATCCGATCATCGAGGTCGAGTACCAGACGACCGACGCAACACCGTAATGAGTCGCGGCAATGGGGTCGTGATCGAAGCTCCGGATCTGCGGGAGTTTCGGCGCGACCTCAAACGCGCCGGTGATCAGTTCCCCAAACAACTGCAGCAGACGAACAAGCACGTCGTCGAGAAGGTCGTGCTACCGGAGGCGAAGCGGCGCGGTAGTCAGTCACGCCGCAACCTCGCGGGTGGTCGGGCCACGATCGGCAGCAAGGGCGTGGCGACGATCCGGGCACTGGCGACTCAGCGCAGTGCGGCGGTCGCGATGGGCGGCGCGCGGACGCCGTGGGTGGCTGGTAACGAGTGGGGATCGGGCGGCAAGTACCGGCAGTTTCCCAGGAAGAACCGAGAGGGTCACATCCTGTGGCCGGTCGTCGAGGAGTTGCGAGACGAAATCGTCGAGGAGTACCGCGACGCCGTCGGCGATCTGGCGAAGATCGCGTTCCCGAAGTAGGCGCAGCGCCACGAGTAGAGAGAGGAATCCGAGATGGCTCAGACATTCCAGTTGGACATCAACTCGCTGGAGGTCGGCGAGGTCGAGGACATGGCCGCGTATGTCGGGATGGGCACCGGCGAGTTCATGAAGTTCATGGCCGATCTGGAGAGCCTTCCAGCGGCCGAGCGCATCTATGCGATGCCGAAGGGGATGCTGACCGCAATGATCTGGCTGTCCGGCCGACGGCAGGATCCCAACTTCACGATCGAGGATGCCAAGCGGGTTCGCGTCACGGAGCTGGAGTACGCCCCCACCAAGCCCGCCAAGGGCCGGTCGAAGAATCCGCCAGGCCAACAGCCGCTCGCGCAGCGACCGAAGCCGACGCGGGCCCGAGCAAAGGCGTCCTGATCCCTGCACGACAGTGCTGTCGCTGGAGGGATGACAGATGGACGAACAGAGCAGTGAGGAGCGGCGACGGCTGCTATGGCTGGGCGTGAAACGCGCGCTCGGGATGCTGATTGCTGCGATCGACGAGTACTTCGGAATTGAGACACCGCGCCGCACCTCGCGGCGTGACAACTGATCTGGGGTCGCGCCCGCCGGTGAATGCCGGCCGCCCGCTGACCTGACAGAGCCGCCGCGATACGCGCCCGCTCTCCGACGCCCGTGAGGGCAGATGTCGTGAGGGTGGGCCGTGTCGGGATCACGAACAGTCCGGTTAGAGATCCTGGGCGACGGCCGCTCGGCGCAGAAGGCGCTCGAAGCCGTCGGTCAGTCATCTGACGGTCTGGGGTCAAAGCTCGCGACGTTCGGCAAGGTCGCAGCGGCCGGGCTGGCCGTCGCGGGCGCGGCGGCCGGTGCGCTGGCTGTCTCCGGTGTGATGGCGGCGTCCGACCTGTCGGAGTCGATGTCCAAGGTCGACGTCGTCTTCGGCGACTCGGCATCGCGCATTCACCAGTTCGGCGAGAACGCCGCCCAGGCGTTTGGCCTGAGCCGCAGTGAGGCGCTCGCGTCCCTCGGCACGTTCGGCAACCTGTTCGTCGCGATGGACATGTCCACCGAGGCGGCGGCTGACATGTCCGAGGGGATCGTTGGTCTCGCGGCCGACCTCGGCTCCTTCAACAACATGGGGACCGACGAGGTCCTCGAAAAGCTCCGCGCCGGTCTGACCGGTGAGACCGAACCTCTCAAGTCCCTCGGTATCAACCTCAACGCTGCGGCGATCGAAGCGAAGGCCCTGGAGATGGGCCTCGCCGACGTCACCGGCGAGCTGTCCCCGGCTGCCAAAGCGCAGGCCACCTATGCCCTGATTCTGGAGCAGACGGCCACCGCGCAGGGTGATTTCGCCCGCACCAAGGACGGGATGGCCAACTCCCTCAAGGTCATCTCGGCGTCGTTCGAGGATCTGCGTGCCGAGATCGGGATGCGGCTGCTGCCGGCGATCGAGCCGCTGATCTCCGGGCTGGCGAGCAATCTCCCACGGGCGCTCGATCTCGCGACGACTGGACTCGATTCGCTTTCCGAGATCATCTCGCCGCAGGTGCGCGCCTTCCGCGATCTGGCGCTCGCCGTCGGCGGTGGGCTGCTATCCGCCTTCGAGGCGATCCGGCCGCTGCTAGGTGACATCGTCACCGTCCTCGGTGGGCCGGTTGGTGCGGCGCTAAAGGGCGCGATCCAGGGGTTCGGCAAGGATGGCCTCGCCGGGATCCTGCCTGGCGCCGTCGGCGGACTCGAGAACTTCGTCGAAGCGATCGGCCGGCTGGGTCGCGTCGCGCTCGATGCGCTCGGCCAGGTCGATTGGGCCGGGCTGGCGAGCAGGCTGCTGGACGGTCTGCTCGGCGCGGTCGAGATGGTGTCTGACGCTGGCTCGCGGATCGCGAATTGGTTGGTCGGGCAATTCCAGTCGATCGACTGGTCGGGGCTGGCGACGTCGTTCGTCAACGGCCTGCTGGCCGGCGTCGAGATGGTCGCGGACTTCGGCTCGCGGATGCTGGGCTGGATCTCTGGCCAGCTCGCGAGCGTGGACTGGTCAAGCCTGGCGACAACGGTCGTCAACGGGCTGATCGACGGCATCAACGCGGTCGTCGATTTCGGGACGCGGTTCGCGACCTGGGCGATCGGGCAGTTCGAGGCGATCGACTGGTCTGGTGTCGGGCAATCGATCCTGAATGGGATCGTCGCCGGATTCCAGGCGGCGTCCGATTTCGGGTCGCAGATCGCGACGTTCCTGAGTGGGGCGATCGGCGGGGCGGACCTGTCGGGTCCGGCGCAGTCGATCGCGACCAATCTCGGGACGGCGCTCGGTGCCGTTGACTGGGCCGGCCTGCGTGAGTCGCTGACCGGGATCTTCGAGGGTATTCCTGAGCAGTGGGACCGGCTGACCGAAGCGGCGGAACCACTCCTTGAGCTACTCGGCGGGTCGTTGCGGGACACGCTGTCGAATCTCGGCGACGCCTTCGCCGGCGTCCGAGATTCGTTCGGCGATACCGGCCCACTGCTCGACCAGTTCGCCGAGATCGCAGGGAAGCTCCAGCCAGTGCTGGAAGCGCTCGGCATCGTTCTTGGAGCGGTCATCGTGGCCGCGATCACCGGTCTGGTGTTCGCCCTCGAAGGCCTGTCCAAGCTGCTCGTCGCCGTGCTACCGGCGGCCGCCGATCTGCTGATCGGAGCGCTCGAATCGGCCGGGGCGGCGATCAATCTGGTTCTCGATACGGTCATCAACCTCGTCGATCTCGTCTCGGCGCTGGTCCAGGGTGACTGGTCGGCGGCGTGGGAGGCCGCGAAGTCGCTGGTTGGCGATTTCGTTGACGGGGTGGTCGGGATTCTGAGCGGCCTACCGGCGACGGCCGGCGGGATCATGCTCGATCTCCTGGGCTCGGTCGGTGGGTTTCTAGCCGATCTGGTCGCCGACGGAGCGGCGAAGGCCGGCGAGTTCATCACCGGTCTGGCGAGCGGCTTCGCAACCTGGGCGCTGAGTCTGCCAGGCGAGATGGGGGCGATGCTCGCCTCCGTCTCCGGATTTTTGGCCGACATGGTGTCCGACGCTCTCACGAAGGGTGCCGACTTTATCGCCGGTCTGATCACCGGCATCCTCGGCAAGATCGTCGAGCTCGGACAGACCGTCGACGGAGTCAAGAACGGCGTCCTTGGTAAGTTCTCGGACGCCCTCGAATGGCTGGTCTCGGCCGGCGGTGACATCCTGACTGGCCTGTGGAACGGCATGTCCGGCCTGAAGGACTGGGTCGTCGAGCAGGCAACTGGTCTGGCCGGCTCGATCAAGGACGGGATCACCGGCGCCTTCAAGAGTGCGTTCGGGATCTCGTCTCCGTCGAAGCTCATGGCGGAGACAGTCGGCCGGCCGATCGTCCAGGGCATCGCGGTCGGCATGACCGAAGAGGAATCCTCGCTCGGCGCGACGGTCGACCAGATCGCCGATGCGATTCTCGACGGTCTCGCGAACGCCAGCACCGAAGCCGTTGCAGCCGCCCGGAACATGGGCGACGCGGTCCTGCTGGAGATGCGGGATCGGATGGATGCTGCCCGCACCGAGCTGGAGTTGGCGCGGCTGGCCGGTGTCGATCAGGAGCAACTCGACAAGCTCGAATACCAGTACAACCTGATCCGCTCGGCAGTCGCGGCCCACGTCAACGCGATCGACATGACGGTCGACGAAGCGTTCGCCGCGGCAGAGGGACGGCAGGCGTCGGCGGACTACTGGGCGGGCATCCTCGGCAGTGCTGAGGAGATCCTGTCCGGCGAGGCGATGGGCCGGGTCAGCGAGCAACTTCGCGGCCTGCAGGAACAACTGGCGCTTGCCAACCTCCTCGGCGCTCCGGAGGAGGTGACGGCCGGTCTCCAGGCGGCGATCTCGGCTGCCGAGGCGCAACTGGTGTCGTTCGCCGAGATTCAGCGGCAGGCGATCGAGAGCGGGCTGATCTCGGCCTGGGAAAACATCGACCTCGACGCGATCGCCGGTCGGGTCGGCGAAGTGCTTGACGGGTCGCTGGTTCCGAAACTCCAGGAGAAACTCGACGAGATCAACGCGGTCATCGCGTTCGGCCAGGCCGAAGGCTGGTCCGAAGAACTGATCGCGGCCTACCAGGAGCAGGCCGACGAGCTAGCCGACGAACTGGCCGAAGCGCACGAACAGACGGCTATCGCGGCTGCGAATGGCCTCCTCTCCGATGAGGCACTGGCTGCCTACGAAGAGGCGATGGGCGTCATCAAGCAGATCCCGCTCGACGAAATCGCTTCGATCCTGCCGCAGATGGAGGACGGCGGGGCCGAGATCATCGACTCGCTGGTCGATGCAATCGCCGACGGTCAACTCTCGGTCGAAGACGCCTTCGGGATGCTCTCGAATGCCAGTGGCGAGCAAATCGACGTGATGATCGAGCAGCTTCGGAAGCTCGAAGAGCAACTAATCGTGAGCTTGGCAGAGGCGCTGATCGCCGGGACCGATCCATCGGGGATCGAGGCAAACCTGGCGATCATCACGAAGCTGCTCGACCAACTCGGCACGAAGGCCGATCAAACGGCGAAGAAGGTCAAGGGGGCCATGAATCCGCCCGCCGTTTCCGATGGCAACGGGGGCAACTCGCCGAAGAAGTCGATGAGCGGGAAGGATGCAGTTGCTGAGAGTGACCGACTCGACGCAATCGGCGAGTGGGTCACGATTCCAGGAGCAAGCAAGTACGGCGGCGACCTTGCCGTCTGGGTACCGGATGACCCATCGACGCTGAGCGAATCCGACCTCGAGTTCGCCTACGCGATGTCGCTGAAGTACCCAGAGGTCTACAAGAAGCATGCGAAGTTCTTCGCTGAATACGGCAAGACGAAAGCCAACCCGAAGGGTGAGCGGCCACAACTCGCCGATGGCGGCATCGTCCCGGCCACGCCGGGCGGGCGCGACATCACCGTCGCCGAGGGCGGATCAGCCGAAGCGATCATCCCGCTCGACTCACCACGAGGACGACGGTTGCTCGGCGAGCAGGCCGAACTGAAGACGACACCGCCGATCACGATCAATCAGACCATCAACGTGATGGAAGCGTCGCCCGCGATGATCGGGCACTACGCGCAGATGTTCACGCTCGACGCCGCGCGTGAGATGCAGATGCTCCTGCAGGAGGCGAACTAATGGCCGAATGGTATCCCCGGCTGGGCTACACCCCGCCGGGAGGGCCACGGCTGGCCCTCAACGATGACGACGTCCAGCTCGTCGACGTCAAAGGTGCGGGCATCCCGGCGCTGTCCCACCAGGTTGCAAGGACACCGAACCGAGACGGTGAGGTCTATCTCGGCCGGACGATCGTGCAGCCGCGGTTCCTGATCGCACAACTGGAGATCGCCGGTAACGGCTACGCGGCCACCAACGCGCTGCGGCGGGCGGCGATCGACAGCATCAACCCGAAGGCCGGGATGGGGGTCATCGACCTGACGTGGGTTCCCGGCGGCGTGACGTACGAGATCGATGCGCTGCTGGAGACGGGCCTCGGTTTCGACACGGCCGGCCCTGACTGGCGCGAGTTCGTCGAGCACGCGACGGTGTCGTTCCGGTGTCCCGATCCGACATGGCGGGAGCAGACGCTCAATCAGATCGCGATCGGGTCGGCCGGCGGCGGGCTGTCGATCCCCCTGGCGATGCCGTTCACGCTGGCATCGGCCGGCGCGACGACCGAGATCGTCAACACCGGCCACATCGATACCTACCCGGTTCTCGTCGCAACCGGCGAATTCGAGAGCCTGAAGGTGACGAATGAGACGACCGCCCGGATGGTCTGGTTCGCCGGACTCGCAGTCACCGAAGGGCAGACATTGACGGTCGACATGAAGACCTGGTCGGCGAAGGTCGACGGGGTCAACGTGATGCCCTCACTCACCACCGACTCGCATATGTGGCCGCTGGTCCGTGGCGCGAACACCGTCACGGTCGAGGTGTCGAGTGGCAACGTCGAACTGAGTGTCGAGTACTACACGCGCCTGATCGGCGTTTAGGAGGTCTGGATGGCAGAACGATCTGGATTCTGGACGAACGGTTCGGGCGACGGGCATCCCTACTCGCAGGATGAGTTTCGGACGTTCCTGAAGTGGATCCACCGCAACCCGGCGGCAAATGAGGGGCTGTACCACGGGCAGCTCAACGAACTGGAGGTGACGTCGCCCGGCAACAATCAGATCAACGTCGACTCCGGCCGGGCGCTCGTCGATGGCATGTTTTACGAGCACGACGACGATCAGACACTGGCGGTGTCGTCGCCCACAACCGGGACGACCGGCAAGCGGGTCGTGCTGCGCAAGTCATGGTCGGATCGAACGGTCCGGATCGCGATCATCTCGTCGGCCGACGGGACGCCCTCACTACCGGCACTCACCCAGACCGACGGGGCGACGTGGGAAATCCCGCTTGCCAGCTTCACGATCACGACCGGCGGGGTGATAGGCTCGCTGACCGACGAACGAGAGTGGCTGCCTGATGCGCTCGGGGATCTGCATGGGGTGGACACCAGCGGCGCGCTGGCTGGCCATGGGCTGCTGTTCAACGGGTCCACCTGGGAGACCGGCTCGGCGACCCCGCCCTACTTCGGCGACGGGTCGGATGGCGACGTCACGATCTCAGGTGCCACAACCCTGACTCGTGACATGTACTACGAAAACCTCACGATCAACGCCAGTCAGACACTCAGCACCGGCGGCTACCGGATCTTCGTGCGCGACACCCTGACGATCAACAGCGGGGCGGCCATCCAGAACAGCGCGCCGGGCAACGGCAACACGGCCGCACCGTCGGGAACGGTCGGCGGCGGGGCCACCGGAGGAACACAATCGACGCTGCAGGGCGGCGGTGGCGGCGGTGTCGTCATGGTTGCGGCTCGCAACATCACCGGTACGGGCACGATCCGGGCCAATGGCGGAACTGGGTCGAGTACGACTGGAACGACCTCGGCCAGTGCCCCGGGTTCCGCGTCGGCGACGCCTCCGGCGGCCAGCGCGGGCGGGTCGCGACATATCACGACCAACCCGGCCGCATTCGTGCTGGCCCGGACACTCGACGGAAACCTGATCTCCGGCGGCGCTGGTGGGTCTGGGTGGGTATCGTCCAATGCACCGATCGGCACCGCGGCGACCAACTCGCTCGGCGGGGCTGGTGGCAACGTCAGCTCCGGCGGTGGTGGCACCGGCGGTGGCGGAGGTGGGGTGGTGCTACTGCTGACCACACAGGCCGACCACGATCTCACGCTCCAGGCGAATGGCGGCGCTGGTCGCGGCACTGGTCAGGCTGGCTCGGCCGGGACGACGCTGACGATGGTGATCTAGATGGCGGCTGAGTACACGCTGCTGGTCTACGACGCCTTCACGCTCAACCTGTTGGGCGCGATCCCGCAGTACACATCGCTCACCTACAAGCGGCGCGACGTCGTTCAGGGCGAATTCCAACTCGCCCTGCACCGCAACACGATCGAGCCGGACCTGATCTCGGCCGACCGGATCTTCGTCGTCCAGCGTCACGACGACGAGATCTCGGACGTCCTTGGTGACGACATTGGGGCAGAGTTCGCCGGCGTCATCCTGCACCGCGTGTACGACGCGATCACCGAGACGTGGACCGTGCGCGGACCAGACCTGAAGTGGCTGCTCGCCGGGGCGCAGGTCGTTCCGGCCAGCGGACAGGAGTACGACGCGGTCAATTCCGTTCCGGCCGAGACGGCGCTGAAAGGCTACGTGAGTCGGCAGTTGGTCAATCCGTCCGACAGCGACCGCGCGATCGGCGCGATGCTCGATGGTGTGACCTTCGAGATCGAAGCTGACGCAGCACGGGGTACCACGGTCTCATTCAACGGGCGGCACGTCAACCTGCTCACCAGCGTGCTGCAACCGATCGCGACGAGCGGGAATCTCCTGCACGACGTCGTGATCGTCACCGACGGGACGCTGATCCTCGGCTACCGCTACCAGGTGCGAGAGCCGGTCGACGCGACGCGATCGACCGGCGCCGTGCCGGTCGTGTTCTCTACCGGTTGGGACAACGTCGCGGCGCTGCGGTACGAGGAGAACTACCTCAGCGTGCCGAATGCTGTCTACGTCCTCGGTCAGGGCGAAGGCGCCAGCCGCACAGTGCGGACGGTGCTCGATAGCGGGAGTCTTGCGACGCGGTTTCGGCGTGAGGCGTCGATCGACAGCCGCAACAACGCGACCGACGCCGCGCTCGACCTGGACGGGCAGACCGTCATCGACCAGGCGCAGGCAGCCGCGCGGCGCGTCGATGCCCAGCCGCTTCCGATCGGACCAGCGCGGTACCGCACCGACTGGGATCTCGGCCACGACGTCACGATCGCGATCCCGGAAATCGGTGTCGAGTTCGATCGCCGGATCGTCGAGGTGAGCGTCACGCTCAACGCCCAGGGCGAGCAGATCGCCGTCGCGCTCGGCTCCACGATCCGGCCGGTTGGCCGGCTGGTGGCCGACGCACTGAAGCGCACCAACCGGGTGCAGATGACGTAGGCATTTCGCGCGAAATACAGACGGGACAGTCCAATGGATATTGCGAGCGCGCTCGTCGGCTTTGCCGGCGGCGGGGCTGGGGTTGAGCTGGTCAAGTGGCTGCTCGGCCGGCGACGCCAGTCCCAGTTCGACGTCACCGATGTGGCGGCTCGCTACTGGGCGCGCATCGACGAACTGGAAAAGCGGATGACCGAGCTCCAGACCGAGATGGCGGCACTCAAGGCTGAGAACGCCATGCTGAAGCTGCAGGTCGGGATCGGAGTCGTGACGCCATGATCGACCGGACCTATGTCGTCGTTGGTTTGAGCACGCCGGATCTCACGCTGGCCGAGTGGCAGGCGTCGCTTCTCGGCACACCCGCTGAGGGCGACAGCGCCGAGGCGTATGCCCTGATCTGGGCGAAGCGCGTCAGCCACCGCTTCATGCGCGCCATCTTCCGCCACGAGTCCACCGACGGCACGAAGGGCATCTGCCCGGCCTATGCGACCAGGTCGCCGGGCAACTGCCGAACATCGAGTACGGGGATCGGGGAGCCGGTCGATACCAACGTCGTGCAGATCATCAATGGTGTTCGCGTCCCGCCGGCCGGGAAAGACACCTACATCCGCTACCCGAGCTGGGCTGAGGGCTGGCACGACATGGCGAACCGGTTGGTGTCGCCGGCGTATCCGTACACGCAGCGGGGGGCCAGGACGATCGAGGCGATCATCCCAATCTGGGCGCCACCGACCGACAACAACAACCCGGAAAGTTACATCCGCGCCGTCGTGGCGTTCATCAACGGGCGCTGGCCCGACAGCCAGCCAGGAGGAACACCTGTGGCAGGAGCCTACGAGCACATCGTGCCCGGTCTGGTCGATCTGCGGGGCGAGCTGAAGCGCAACCCGCGAGGTGGGTCGGAAGGACGCATGCCGCTCAATCAGAAGCGTGGGGTCGTGATCCACTTCAACGGACCGGACGTGGGTGCCAATGACCGGCAGCACATCATCAACGTGGCGGCCTACCACTGCACGAAGGACTTCTCCGCGAACGGCAGCGGGGCGATCGGTGACGGGATCATGTACCACCTGGCGATCGCCGACGACGGGATCGCCTATCTCACGCGCGATTTGGAGGACGGGCTGTGGCACTGCGGCCATGCCTGGAACCGGCACAGCTTCGCGATCTACGTCCCGATCGGCATCAACCAGCGGGCCACGCCGGTCCAGCTCCGGCGGCTGGCCGAGGTCTGCGCGGCACTGCTGCACTTCACGGGCGAGGGGCTTGACGCGGTACGGGGCCACATGGAGCTATCGGCGACCAACTGCCCTGGCTCATTGATGGGCGACTTCGTCCGGCCGTTCCGGACTGGGCAGTTTCCGGCTGGTCCAAGCGTGACGCCGCCGCCAGTGGTCGAGCCGGTCCCGGCCGTGCCTGGCGCGCAGCTTGACCCCTGGCGCTTCGACGAGGCCTCCAGGAACTACGCGAAGGACTGGAATGGCGGGGATCCGTTCTGGGTGCTGGACCCGTTCGTGGACTGGATCCACGCGAACGGTGGCCTACGGGTAATGGGCTACGTGGTTTCCGGTGCGTTCCTAGAGGAACAAGCCGACGGCACGATGTTGCTGGTCCAGTATTTCGAGGGCGGCCGGCTGGAGTGGTATCCAGGCAATCCGGCCGAGCATCGGGTGCTGCGTGGGCATACGGGGCTGGAGGTCATCCGGACCCGGCATCCGGAGAAGGTACCAGCCTGATCTTCTTCAAGGCTTGCGGGAACCTGTCCGTTGACATTCCGCAAGGTCAGGCAGTACCGTTCGATCAGTCGAATCCCCGTCGTTTGTGTGCATCAGGAAAGTGAGTAGAGATGCTCAGTTCGCCTCGCAGCCGGATGCTGGCTGCCGTGTTGAGTCTGGCGTTGCTGGTCTCCATGATCGTGACACCGGGGCTGGTGGGAGCGACACCGCTCGTACCGGCAACTGCGCCCGGACCGACACTCGTGATCGACACCGATATGGTGGTGGCCGGGGTGGGTGGCCTGAGTCAGGCTGACGAGGGTGGCACGATCACGCTCGGCGGGATCGGATCCGGCGTCATCACGAGCGCCTGGCTGTATTGGGCTGGGTATGCGGAGTCGCCCGATTCAACCGCGCTCCAGAACGTCGTGTTCAACGGCACGTCGATCAGTGGAACACCGGTCGGGTTCGAGAGCACCTCCTGCCAGGCGGCCGGCTATCGCTCAGACGCCTATCGCGCTGATGTCACGAACCTGGTGACCGGCGACGGTGCGTACACGGTGGGTGGTCTGCGGTCGGAGATTCTGAATCGATTTCCGTACGGGGCGTCCGTGATCGTCTTCTTCAATGATGGCGACACGACCAACGACCGGGATGTCTACGTCTACGAGGGCCTCGACAGCACCAGCGCGTCATCATCGAACGGACCCGGCTGGAATGCGAACCTGTCCGGTAACACCTACCCGGGCGGGGCGGCAACGCTGACACTGCATGTTGCTGATGGTGAGGACGCCGCCGGCACTGATGACGAGGATGGGACGTTCGCGCTGAATGGTACGACCTTCGCCAGTGGCGAAGTCTTTCAGGGCGACTCGGTTCCAGTGGCGTCCGGAGCGACGGCCGGTGAATGGGACATCGAGAGCTTCTCGATCGAGAGTGCGCTGACACTTGGACCGACAGCCGCCGCCCTGACGCAGACGGGGGGCACGGACTGCCTGGAGCTGGTCGTCGCAACCGTTTCGGTGGTTGCCGACAATGAGGCGCCGGTGCTGGAGGCGACGCTCACGAGCGGTGGCAATCCGTATGTCCCAGGGCCTGGGAACTGGACCAACCAGCCGGTGGTGGTGACCTTCACCTGCACCGACAACCTGACACTCGGTCCCGGTATCCAGCCCAGCACGACCACAACGGTCTCGACCGAAGGCGCGAATCAGCAGGTGTCGAGTCCGGCGTGCGCGGATGCGGCCGGGAACACGGCGACGCCACAGACCATCACAGGCATCAACATCGACCTGACCAATCCGACGATCCAGCCGATCCCGAACCAGACGCTTGACCCGGTCAATGCATCTGGTACGCCGGTCGTCTTCACGACGGTCGTTGCCGACAACCTGACGCCGACCAACGAGCTGGTCGTGAGCTGCGTCGATCAGTTCAGCAACCCGTTCACGAGCGGTCAGTACGCGCCGGCCGGGGCGACGACGACGATCACCTGTACGGTGACGGATCTGGCCGGTAACACGGCCAGCACGAGCTTCACAGTGACGGTGCTAGGGGTCGGGGATCTGTTCGCTCAGCTGCGGGCAATGATCGCGGACCTTGACCTGGATCGCAGTGTGGAGCGGACGCTGCTGACGCAGGTGGCGATTGCCGAGATGCTGGCCAACGGGAGCCAGTCGGGGCTGTCGTGCGTGCAGCTAACCAGCCTCGACTTGCAAATCAAGGCGCAGGAGTCTCGGCGGCGGATCGACCGTCGGGATGCGGCCGAGATCTACGCGCAGACCCAGCAGATCCGATCGGTGATCGGTTGCGGGGGCCTGCCGGGATAGGTCACACCATATCCGGAACCATCGATCGAGGGGCGGCCAACTGGCCGCCCTTCTGCATGTCTAGGAGAAACGCGATGGATGCGATGGCCCTACAGGCTGGATTCGTTGTGGCGCTGGTCGCGCTCTACCGCTGGTACGCCAGGCCGCCCGATTCCCTGATCCCGTTCACCGCCGTGCTGGCCGGGATGCTGGTCCACACGATCTGGTCGGTGATACCGGCCGAATTACAGGAGACGCTTCTGGCTGGCGCTGCGCTCGGCGTAGCAGCGGTCGGTAGCTACGCCGGCGGGAAGACCTTCCTCGGCCGAAAGGCGACGTCGTGAACGACACCGATTTCGCCGTCGAGCTGGCCCCTGAAGAGATCGACCGGCTGTCTGGTGATCGACGATTGCAGTGCTATCCAGTCGCCGAGTACCACGACCAGCGCGAGATAGCTTGGCTGCGCTTCTACCGGTGGTTCGCCGATCGAATGCGACCGCAGGACCGGTAGCTCAGTCCCTCGAACACTCCTACCCTCTCCTCTCTCTGAGCCGGCTCCCGAAAGGGAGTCGGCTCGCTTTTCCTTTTGTTAAGATCGTCAGTCTGGATTGATGACAACCACGACACGCTTCCCGTCCCTGAACCCGGAGTTATCGTTCACCATTGATGCTCGCCGGCGGATTGTGTCGGATGGGTCGTAGATGAAGAACACGAGCGTGTCGTAGTCCGGATGTCCCCGATACCGCTGAATGTCGATCGCGAGTTCGTCACCAAGCTTCTTGTCGGTCAAACCGCTGCGGGTCATCTTTACCTCGATCAGAATCCGTTCAACCTTCAACAAGAAGTCAATTCGCGGTGAACTCCCTGCGACACTCGGCGAACCTTCCTCGTCTCGAACATCGTCGGTGATCGAAAGCAATAGAGCATGCAGTAAGTCCTGGACGTCGTACTCGTCGCGCACGTCAAGCGTCGAACGATCATCGTGCCGCCGCCGGAGCTGTCTCACGATTGTGTGGAACCGGTTCAACACATGAAGTACTTGCGGTAGCTTGTCGACTGTCTCTGTGTGGACGGCGCCGTCCTCCACGGGTAGGAGTTCGATTCGCGGCTCGATTGACTTCAAGCGGTTGAGATGCGGCGTCGCATTTTCGAGAAAGCTCTGTACGCGTTCGCCCAGCGGCGGCGTTTGGGGTCGAGGCGAAGAAGATCTGACGATCGGGACGGCGGTAATCGAGTAAGTTGGTCTAGAGAACTCCATGCGGTAGTCGTCCGTGGTAATCAGTTGGCTCAGCAACTCGTCGACAAAGTCGCGCCATCGCCAAAACTCCGCACTCGTGCTCGTAAACTCTTCTTCGGAGGAGATCGGCCGAGCGAGAATCTCTTCAGCTCGAGCAATCTGCTCAGAGATCCTGCGTCGTGCCTCATCTCGGGGAACAGTCAGCATCGCCTTCTCGCGAGTTGATGCCCTTGACACAGCTCCGGATTTCCGGCTTCTCGACATTTCGCGTTCTTCTCCTACAGATTCAGCTTCAGATGATCGAGCGGGCTGTGCTCCTGGCTCGCACGTCGGATGTCATCATCAGCTAGCTTCACGTAACGACTGACCATCTCCAGATCAACGTGGCCGAGCATCGCCTGAAGATGGAACTCCGAAACGCCAGCACGGATCGCGTTGACCGCAAAGGTGTGGCGGAACCGGTGTGGGTTCGACGGCCGGACGCCAGCCACTACACCCAACTTGTCCGTCATGTCATGCAGGCCTCGCCGCCGCAGCGGCTCGCCACGCGTCGACAAGAACAGCGGCCCGTTCCCATGATCCCGTCGTGACCGCAGCCAGTAACGGCGAACCAGCCGACGTGCCTGGCTCCCGAGTCGGAGCTGGCGCGGCTTGTTGCCCTTGCCGGCGACGACGGTGACATTTCCGGTAGTGAACTCGACATCCTCCGATCGCAGGGCACACAGCTCGGATGCCCGCAGCCCGGTGTCGAGAAGGACCGCGACGATGGCACGGTTTCGATCGGCGATCGCATCATCACCGGCGGTGTGCAGAACGCGCGCGATTCGCTTGAGTTCGTCGCTCGTGAACGGATCCGGCTGTTCCTGGCGAGCCTTCGGCTTCGGGACTCCGACCATCGGCGACGTCGTCAACACCTCCTCAGGCGAGACCAGCCAGCCGTAGAAACGGGACAGCACACGGTGATATGCCAGGACGCTACCGGCCGCTACCGGCCGCTGCGACGGCGCATGCTGCGAGCGTTCGAGGACGCCGGCGATGGCGTGGGACTCCCAGCGTGTGTCTGACGTCTGGAGGTAACGGAGGAAGTTGCGGAGGTCGGACCGGGTGTGCTGCGTCGGATCAAGCGGAATCGCATGCTCGCGGCACCACCAGTGGAACCGTCCGAGCACGCCGCGATAGTTGGCAATCGTCCGTGGTGACAGCTGCGCGAGAGCGCAGTCGTCAAGGAACGCGCTGATGAGCGGCTCCAGTTCGTCACCTGAAACCAACCGAATAATGGGTGCTGCTGTCAC